AGAGGATTGTCTTTAACTACTGGTACTTTCTCCTTTTCTTTTTTCAAAGATTGAAGTTCTTGTTCCATACGTTGCATACGTTCCTCTGCTTGTTTTCTTCGTGCAGTTAATTCACCAAATCTAGCAACTGCTTTAGTTCCTAGCTTTTGACCAATATCTTTTAGTTCGGATTCAGACATATTGTCTAAATCAACATTTGAAAGAACATCTGTAGAATTACTTTCGGAAGTTTCCTCGTTGCTGCTCTCGGCCACACCTTGTACTTCTTCTGTAGGTTGTTCTACTTCTTGTGAACGTCTGTTAATAAAATCAGACGGTGATATGTTTTCCACTGAATTTTGTTCTGGCTCAGAGTTACCAGTAATGTTTTCGTTATTCATAATTTGTCCACTCCTTTACGGCTGGAGAGATGCCGATAAAAGTATTATAACACTGACTACAAGTGACCCTTGAGTCTTTCCATGTGACGTAATTGCAATCCGTTCCAGTCCGTCATCTGTAGTATCTGATCGTAACAAAGAATCATACCTGAGATCTGCTGCATTTTTTCTGTATCAGCATTGTGCAAGGTAGATATAGCTTCTTCTCTTAACGTATAGATAGTTTCTACAAATCGTGCAAACGATTCGTGCTGGTGTAATGTTTTTATATCTTCTTCGTACGTCATTCTTGTTTCATGTTCTGTGTATTAACTTGTCCCATTTGTGCAGGAGCTGTACCGATTCTACCTATTTGTGCATTTTGTTGTTGTTGCATCTGGAATTGGTACTGACCCATGTACTTCTGTATACGTTGTGCAAATGCTTGGTCAGTCTGTGCCTTTTGTTGTATATCAGGTTGTTGTAAGTATGCTTGTACCATTTGCATTGCTACTTGTGCTCCTGTAGGACGTGCTGGCATTTCGATACCTGCATATATCTTAGCAAGATCATCTGTTACATCCTTCTGTATTTGTTCCTGTGCATCTTCTACTGGTTGCAATATAGAGTCAGCCAGTACTGGATCCACTGCATTAGCCATAGTATCTAGCAAAGCAGTCATATTAATACGGCCACCTTGATCTAACTGTGTTAAATTAACAATTTGCTGCAGTTTTGTTTCTTGCATTTCTTTATCTGTATTGAGTACATCGTAGTTAATCATTATGTCGTACTCCTCGTTAGGGTTACCTTTTGAGAAATTAACTGGATCTGGTGCACCCGTAACTCTAAAGAATATACTGTCAGGTCCAAAACGTTGAAAACATTTAAAACATTGCTTTAGTACTTCAGCACTGTGCTGTAGGTACTTGTCCACTAAAAATTGTTTACGTACTACACTGTTTGGATCTTCATCTAACCCAACAAGTCTATCTGCTTGTGTCAACATAGTGCCTTCCATTTCTACAGAACCTTCGTTGTATCTCGGAAAGTCTGCAAAGTGATAATCATCTTTACGTCTGTACGGTATACGTCTACCTGGACCCCAGTCACTAGGTGCCTGTCCAATGGGATGAAGCAACGGTGGCATAGTAGCTATGCTATTCCTGTCTATTCTTGAGTCTCTTTCTACTTTAACTTGATTTTGTAAGCCACGTAACAGATCAGGAATAGTCATAGTATCGTAAAGACGTTTACTATCTTCAGATAACTTAGTTACAACTACGGGGTAATCTTCGTATCCATTTAATAATTCAAACTTAGCATATCCTGGTATGCCATCTTTTCCATCAAATTCTTTGTGAAATATAGTTTCGTATATACCTTCGGATCCATCGTCTGGATCTACTAATCTTTGGTACCCGTGTACTAACTCTACTAATTCATTAGCTTCGTATGCATTGTCAGTAAGCCTAGAACTTCTACGTCCCTCTTGTTCCATCTCAATGGAATCAATGTTTACTCCTTTGTATCTTTCACAAACGTAATCTACAAAATCTTTATCCCAATCCTCTGTAACTATTTTATTTTGTAACTCTTGAGTAGTGTAATACGTTTTCCAAAAACAATACGGTGCACGTTGTGGATCCGTCACATAAGATGGGAAAAAGAAATCTCCATCGGGTGCAAGTGTCTTAACGTCTGGGCAGTTTATTTGTCTACGTACCATTGGTACCTCTGCTTCTCCGAACTCTCTTAGGTCTGCTAATGCTTTGGCTGCACGTCTTTCGTTAACTCCAGGCATTACTTGGATCATAATAGATATAATATCATCATCGTTTGCCCCAGCACTAATTGATTCTACCATCTCAGGTGAGATCTGTGCCATTTGATTTAAGTCTAACTTCTGTAAAAAGGTACGATCTTCTCTCAACCAACCCACGTATGTAATCAATAAACCACGTTCTAATAAATAATTAGCACCGAGTTCCATTTCTTTCTTGAATCTAGGTATATATCCAGAGGATACCATCCACTTCAAAAAGTTAGTTACCATCTTTGCACGTGGTATATCATCTACATTTACAGGAAATGCTTTAACGTTGGAACGATTTAATGCATTTACAAATAAACTAACTAACCGAGTAATACGTTCATCTATAACATGGGACTCTACATCTGAAGCTCCCTCCCAGGGGAATGCATCGGCTCCGTGCTTACGATGGTCTCTGCTTTTGCCATTCCAAAAGTTACGTCTCTCATCGTATGAAGTACGACACAGATCAAAGTAGGATTCAAGCTCCATGACTGTTTGATCATATGCATACCGTAGTGTTGAAACATCGGGGCTATTGCTCCTGTATGTTAGGGATTCAGAAATGTTTTCGTTTTCCATTTTGTTTTGTTATATTGTAACAGATAGATCAAGACATGGGGGTTATACGGTATTCGTAAACAGGTTCTTCTCCTTTATTGTTTGCTTCTACGTGTATCATTTTGCCTACCATATTGTTTGAGTACCTACGTGGTATTCGTACTGGTACCTTTTTACCTAGCTCTCTTATGTGCACCATAACAAAGTTAGGGTTAGGTGCATTATGCATTACCTTACCTCTGTATAATATATTTATAGGCACCATGTTTTCAAAAACCTCTTGGCCTCCGTCATTGATCCAAGTGTTCTTGCCTTTACCTGTTACCATTTCTTCTGCTAAATGAGATGTAACTATATCTTGAGCTTCCTCAAAACTAATTTCGTACTCTTCTGCTATTTGAGTTAATTTCTTTTTTGACATTAATATCCTCCAGTTGTGTTGTTGTTAGCCTGTAGTTGATAAGATGTAACGTGGTCGGGGCCATCTCCACTGTTACACATCCTAAGGTACCTTATAGTATCAAAGAAGTCCTTCAGGGCTTCATCTGATTTTCCTTGGGAGTTGTAGTTTATTAATGAGTCAATTAAATTGCCACAGTCCTTGTGTATATAACATCTGGGTCTGTTTGCTGCATCCACTGTTTCGTTTGGATTATACGAAAACCACTCGTCTAGGGCATTTATTCCTATTTCTTCCATTCTACCATCGGACGGAACAAAATGCATTCCGTAATCTCCAAACGATTTAAACAGGTCATCATTGTTTTCGTTTTCTTTTGCAAAGAATCTGGAGTCTCCGATACGTTCAAATACCTTTACTCCTAGGTCTTCTTCTATTTCTTTGAATAGATTCACGTAACCCTCTACGTTGTACCCAAGTTTCTTCGAGGCAGGTCCTTGCCTCCATTTGGGATCCCCGAAAATTGCCCACTCTCCGTAGGTCGGACGGTCGGGCCACTCTCTCATTATGTAGACATCTCCTCTTGCATTGACTGCAGCCCACAGTGCTGTGTAGTTTCTGGCACCAGCAGGGTCAACCACTTGGTATATGCTGTACTGCATAGGGTTCTCTGCTATGTTAGGGAAGGTCATATCGTATTTGTTTGGTACATCCGATAATACATTGACCTCTGTGTTGAACAAAGGTAACAACGAGGTCATGGACTTCACTGGTACACCGTATGCACGGACCAGTATCTCCTCTTCGGGTCTACCTTTAAGGTCTTTAGCTATACGACTGTAACCCCCGAACGGGTTCTCGTCTGAATGTAGGTAACAAATCTGGGCATCTCTGGACGTACTGTACTGCCGAATCGGCACCTCTTTGTCATTTAATAACTTTGCTGGCCTGGTTTCTAGTGTTTCTGAACCCTTAAGGAACTCAGAGATAAACGGTGTGTATCCGTCAATTGGGGTGAACCCAATGACCATCTTAGCATTTCTAGTGGCTAAACGGAAACGTAACGTGTTAACAAGGGCTGCATCCCCGAGGTACTCGTCAAGCCAGGCACCTAGGTTGAGTCCACTAGAGTTCTTGAATCCGAACTCAAATCCCTCCAGGATTGTTTGATTGTTACTAAATTGTGTATAAGTCTTAAAGTCTACCCGTGTTCTGGTATCTGGGAAGATAAAGCTCTGGCCCGTGAATCCATTCTGCATAGAGAAGTTAATGTACCCCTCTATACTCTTGGTCTTACGTTTGAACTCTTTGGGCATCATCTCCCAGATTGCTGCTTGCTGGATCTTAACAGAGGTGTCCTGATTCTGGCTGAAGCAAACTATGTGTCCGTCATTAGATTGTGTCACGGCTTCCATGACCATCTTTGCACACCCTGTGGTTTTGCCCGATCTGTTACCTCCAAGTACCAGGCACTCGTTGTTTTCCATAAGTCCCGTTCTCATACGGGCCCAGCCGTCTAGATCAAACCCGTGCCGTAACGGATCCTCCTCCGATGCTTTGATCCTGCCCTCGTGGGCATTCCACAAAGCCTCTAACATTTTCGGGTCCTTCTCTGCTAAGAGAATAATCTCTTCGTCAGTAGGAGGTATCAAATATGGATGCTTGCTGAAGTTAAGTGCCATCGTCTTCTTTCTCTTCCTCTTCTTCTACCCAGATGATATTCATAGGTTGGCTCTGCATATCTTTGTTTGCTTCGTAAATTAACATACGGCCTACCTTATCATTAGCATAGTCATAAAATAAATCCCCGTCATCATCCATAACTATAAACATGTAGTTACTGAAGTGCTCCCCGAGATTACCTCGGATCCTGTCAAATAGTTCATCGTAGTCTTCATCAATCATCTATATCTATTACCTCTCCTTTTATTTGTTTTATTCTATCTTGGGCTGCCTTGATGGTCTCATCGTAGTCATCTTGTGTAATTATCTTACGGTCCTCCGTAATACTGTGTGCTTCTCCCCTGGATGACATAGCCTCCCTGAATGAATTAGCTTTTGCTATTGATAATTCCTTAAGATCACGGAACGTTACCTCCATTTCGGGGTCCGTCTCCATACGATCCCGTACCTTATCTACTAAATCCTCTTCTAAGGAAGAGATATTCATATAGTTCTTGGCCGATATACGGCCTGCTAAGTCCTTGAGTTTCCCGATGTGGTCAGCATAATCCACCAATACGTTCAATAAAGTGTCCCTGGATATGCCGTACTTACGTACTAACCTAGTTTGGCTTACCCCAGTTGCATATAAGTACAGTATCTTAGATACCTTTTCGGGATTATATCTGCTTAGACTCTTTATATTCTGCAATTCTTTGACCTTTACCACTTCATTTATGGCTCCCCCGATCTCTTCCATTAACTCTTTTTTGTCTTCTTCCATACTTTACCTTCTATTTATATTATACATTTGTACACAATGCAAGCATTTTTTACTTGACAGGGTTTACACACGTGCTAACATAGTATAAACATAGCAACTATGTAATTCATAAACATAGATCAAACTACAAAACAGCCCCTCAAGGCTGTTGTTTTTTTATAACTAGTCCAGGTAATAACATAGTAGGGCCATTGAGTTAACTATTTTTTTAGAAGGCCCCTTATAATACGATACGATACTGCCCAAGTTCGTGTTGACCCCCTCCTCCCCTGTCCTTACTAGTCTATATTTGTCAAACTTAGTGCCTATACTATGAGTAAAGTATATATTCTAGGTGTACAGGTACTATCTCTACAATCTCTCTACCAAATTTAGGGTTTCAGTTTAGTAACAGTTGTTCCACGTGGAACATTGCTATTGTACTGTACCAAACTTTGTAAGTACTTGATGTTCAATGTGTTACAAAGAAAATGCATAAAAACACAAAAAAAAGCTCATTTAACTTGACCTCTATTATGTGGTAGCCATACTACAGTTATTCTTAAATTATTAACCTAAAATTACTACTATGAAAATATCAATTCCTACTATTGAACTCTCCCAAGAAGAATGGGACGAAACCTGTGAATTACTCAAAGCCGAGTACGGATACACAACTAGAGCAGAGTGCCGAGAGCACTTCCAACAGGATGTTAAAACCTATGGAGATTATCTCTCTCAAAAATACTCACAACATTTTGAGGATTACAACTGCCTATAATATCAACCACCAAAATTACTACTATGAAAGACTTAACACAAGAGAGAAAAGCTCTCAAATCTATATTCAAGCACCTCAAAAGAGAGGGCTTTGAGATCGTAGCCGTAGAGCCTACATCACTAGACATCGGAGAAGAGGATGAGATCCTACAAGTAAATAAAGACACGTCCTTTGAGACAATCTTTGACTACTACTTTGAGTGGGACGATGACTACATACTAGTCGTTAAACACACCGAGAAAGACGGAGGTGCTCGTATCCTACAGACGTGGTTCGGAGGAGCCGAGGGACTCTATACAGATGCATCAGTAAATGACTCAGTACGTGACGAGTTCGATAGAGCAACCGATGCTTGGTACGATGAGATGGAAGAACAAGATATACAATTTTAATACTAACCAATAACCAAAATTACTACAATGAATATAAAAGATATAAGATTATACACAGTCCCATGCCATTGGAAAGATGGAGGCAGTTCAGATATGTTATTCAGAACTGTAGCCGTAGGTCGTCCCGATTTCCTCGACAAAGATGAAGAGGAATGGACAATGCACGACATACGATTTGATGAACAAATCTTCTACTACTATGAAGACTATGCTGAATTGAATCAGCACCTTAAAGATGGACACGAAACACACCACGACTTCATCGTAACCAAAATTATAAACCTAACCTAAATTACTACTATGAATATAGAACTATACGATACTGATTACGTCCTATTCAAGGACGGCAAACCGAGGGAGCCACTGGATATAATCTACGGAGATAACACAATTCAAGAAGAGCTAGACAATGGCTTAGTCCTAGAAGAGGGAGAGGAGTTTATCAAGATGACTGAACTCCCTGTTGAGTGGCAAGAGAAGTACATTGAAACACTAAAAGACATTTATACATTCCAATGCTTACCACCTTTACAGTAACCGAAACCTATACAGTTAAGGCAACTACCATTGACCAAGCAAGGGAGATGGTAGAAGCTAATGACTTTGATGTTGACTCCGATGTTTCAACACCTAAGATAACAATTGAACCCAATATATAACTAAATTACTATGACTAAAACATACACAGTTGAGTGGCAAACAACCACCACACACAAGGCAACTATAGAAGCTGAATCAGACAATGATTTATTCAACAACTTTGGTTCTCATACCTACGATGACCAAACAATAACCGATGAGGAATACATCAACTGTTCTTATAAGATATTAAAAATAACCTAAATTACTATGGAAGACATATACACAACACAATCAATACAATCACTCAACGAGTGGTATGACGAGCTCGACAGAGCTTTTGAAGAAGAGAATAAAGAATGGATAGAAGAGTTCTATCACTCAGAGGTACAGTCCGAGGGCAGAGTACACATTAACCTAAACAAATACTACAATGGATAAGATAATAGACTACGAGATGGGAATGCTTGATGAAGTACAATGCTTAGAACTCTTTGCTATGCTGATCAAGACAGGCCAAGTGTGGCAACTACAAGGACACTACGGACGGACTGCAAAGGAACTCATAGACATGGGTGTGCTGACTGCAGACGGAGAACCAGGAATACTCTTAAAAAATTAGGGGTTGACATTAATAAAATAACAATTAAGACAAGACACATGACTACTACTAAACAACATTTAGAAACCATAACAGAGGTCGAATTAGACCTAGAACATTATACAATAATGGCTGACGTACTCATAGAGTATAACCTTACAGACTGTGCCGAAGAACATCCTTACGGAAACGGCACGGCTACCGAGTTCTACACCGAGATAGATATAGATTCTATAGATATACAAGAGTGGTACAGAGACTTCGGAGATGAAAAGCTAGGGGTGTGGATACCTGAGCATCTAACTAAGTACGATGGAGAGACAGGCCTAGACAGAGAAGACATAAAGAAAATAAAAAAGTTAGCACAGGATAAACTAGAGTGTTCCATTTTATGATAGTAATAAACAACGAAAAAGAAAAACGGATACTGCTAGATGCAGTAGACCAACATCTCAAAAAAACTAGAGATGATATACAAGTCTGTGCCGAGAATCTAGTTCTTGATAAGCAGAATAACGGAGAAGAATATTGGAGAGAAAAGATGGAGGACTTGGTGACAGACCAAGCCATCATCGTATTACTCTTGGATAGAATAAACAAAAGTGAACACAAGATACCTGACATCGTAGAGGAGGGTGAACTATAGTATGGCTCACTTCTACAAGTACGGAAAGACTAAGTCGTTATTCCAAGAGGACATAACTACACCTGCCAAAGCTAAGAAAGTTAGGGGAGTGTATCCCTCTGTGACGACTGTCTTGTCCGTGATAAAGGATCCGTTCCTGGATGGAATCTACAAGCCGAAAAAGATAACCGAGTTAGCACGTGAGTATCCGAACATGGATTGGAGAGACGTGGCCGACTTAGTCTACGGACTACGTAAGCATCCGACATCAGGTGAACTGATACCAAGCTCCGAGTTTGGGACAGCAGTACACAAAAGGATAGAGGACTACGTGTTGTTTGATTTGCAGTATCCCTTTGGCACCACCATTGATGAGATGGATCGTAGCATATGGGATGATTGGGCCAAGCCATTCGTTGATTGGTACAAGGAACACGATGTTCAACCCATTGCAGCCGAGGCAGTGGTAGCCTGTAACAGAGTTAAGACTGCTGGATCCGTGGACTTCATCGGTAGGTGGAGTGGACAAGGCAACTACTTCTTGGCAGACTACAAGTGCAGGAGTTGTAAGGGTGGCAAGCCTAAGTTCTACGACAAGGACTGCTATCAGTTAGCAATAGAAAGTTTATTCCTTATGCAGACTAAAAAACTAGGGTACTTACCTGACTGTATCTCAGTGTGTGTAGACATAGATACTTGTGAACACCACCATAAGAAGTGGACTAAAGAACAGGTTCAACACGGAATAGACATGGCAAAGCACTGCTCTAAATTATATTGGGGAACACGAATGAAATGAGTGAAGTACCTAACATAAATCTAGACGGACTAGAACATTGCATAGTTGGCAAAGAGTTAGAGACAGACACGTTAGTCTACTCCTACGAAAAGATACTATTGAATTTCGTTCAAGACGGAATGACATACGAAGAGGCCATTGAGTACGTTGACTACAACATCATAGGCCTGAAACCCAACGGAAATTTCCTCATTATCTACGATGATACACAAAAAATTTAATCAAGAACTACATAATAAATACGATGAAAATGCTAGAGAAGCTACAAAAAAATATATTAAAGCCAATGGACATCAAGCCATTGACAACCCTGACATCTACGGGCCTGACCTTATTGTCGAAGGCCTGTGTTACCTTGAGTGTGAAGTTAAAACAACTTGGCACCAAGATCATTATCCCTATAAGTACGTACGTATTCCATATCGTAAGAAAAAGTTTACTACTCTTGACTTACCTATCGTGTTTTATATTTGGAATAATAAGTACACTGCTGGACTACGTATTAGGGGCACATCGTTTTGTCTTGCAGAAGTTAAGGAGTACAAGAACTCCAAAGTTCCTGAAGGAGAATACTTCTTTTGGTTCGAGGCCAAAGATTTAGATACAGTTACAGTCAATGGATAAGTACGAGATAATTTATAGGCACTTTGATATGCCACCTGAATACCGTGGGTACACAATCAAGATGGCACACGACAAGAAGAAAGCTATCAGTTATCTTTGCCCTACTAAACCCACAAAGGAGGGATACGGAACAACCAAGAAGGGTGCACGAATACAAATACTAGAAGTAAATCAAATACCATGGGAAAAGGAATGAAACCAAAACAAGGATACAATCAGAAGTTGTACGATAGTAACTACGATGAAATCAATTGGTCCAAATCAAAAAAGAAAAATGCTAACAACAAAGCTACTGACAAACAGATTGAAGAAGAGAAAGAGAAATGAAATACCTCCAACAAAAAGATCTAAAAAATTATAGACAGCTCAACAAACCTGAGGTCTGCCCTATACTTAAAGTTAAGAAAGCAGATTGGGTGCTCGATCACAACCACGAGACAGGTACAGTCCGAGATGTTATAAGTTCAGAGGGTAATGTATTTCTTGGTAGAATAGAGAGAGCATACAAACGTCTGTCAAAAAGTGGCAGGCACCTAGCTCTACAATTTATTCTACGTAACGTGGCTGAGTACCTTGAGTACAGTGACAAAAATATACTGCACCCCGAAGGATTCCGACAGCTTTATAAAAGATTCCAACGTAAATCTAAACAAGAACAAAATAAAATGTTGACACAGTTGGGTGCCGACTCTATAAGTATCAACTCCTGTAAAAATAATCAGGATAGATTAAACCTATATAAACAAATCCTAAAATTATGAGTCTAAATATAAGACAGAAACTTACTGCTATACAGCAGAACCTCAAGGCCCCAAAGGGTCAGACAAATAAATTCGGTGGGTACTCCTACAGATCTGCCGAAGATATTTTAACAGCAGTCAAGCCACTGCTTGGTGAGTACGAATGCACACTAGTCATTGATGACGAGTTGTATTCTACCGTTGATAGATACTACGTTAAGGCCACTGTTATTATTGGAGACAATAATAGTGAAGATGCTATAACAGCTACAGCATTTGCACGTGAGTGTGAGTCACAGAAAGGAATGAACGAAGCACAGATCACTGGATCAGCCTCAAGTTATGCACGTAAGTATGCACTGAATGGTCTCTTTGCTATTGATGATACCAAAGATCCTGATGCTACTAACACACACGGCAAGGCACCACGTGCTAAGGCCGAACCTAAGAACGATGACTTCCTATAATATTTATGGCTAAAAAATACGACAGAACAAACACTTGGAATATATTCAAAGTGAAAGACGAGGACCGAAAGTCCGACTCACACCCTAGCTATTCAGGGTACATCAATGTGAATGGCACCGAGTACAATCTATCAGGTTGGATTCGTGAAGCAAAGACAACGGGAAGTAAATTCGTAGGTGGCAACGTCTCCGAGAAAGAAGATAAACCATCTAACCCTGCTACCAATGAGGTCAAGCAGGATGAAGAGATCCCGTTCTAATGAGCAAGTACAACAAAGATTGGTGGGAAGCATTTAGATATGCTGAAGTAGATATGATTCTTAATCTAACTAAGAGAAAGAATACTGACTACACAGGGGGAGGATCAAACGATAACCCCTTTGCCAACTTTGATTTGTCAGCAGACTTCGGTGTTGATCCTGTAACAGGGGTCAACATACGAATGGCTGATAAGTTTCAGAGAGCCAAGGCCTTATGCAAGGACGGCAAGCTAACACTAGATGAGGTTGGAGATACAGCTGATGATATATACCGTGACATCATTGGATATTCTTTAATCATTTTAGGTATGTTAGCTAGACAAAGAGATGACAGCTAGTGTATATTAATACTCTATGCTTAAAGATAAAACAATATTAACAGACGGTCTTGAGCTATCCCTTAAACTCTACGGAGAGATGGGAGAGCACAAGTTAGAAAACGATGCAGCCCGACAGTACAGATACTTAGGCCAAGCATTACGATCCCTTAAATTACACTTCCAAAATTATGACAAAGATTGCACCCACTGTTCCAGTAAACTTAGAGGCTGAGAATAAAACCATAGGTTGTTGCCTATTCGACACTACAGGAGATACATATCTCACAGTCAAACAAACCATTAACTCAAGTGACTTTTATTTATTTGCTAATCAGCAGGTATTTGCAGGCCTTGACCACGTTTATGAAAAGCATAATACTGTAGATGAATTGTTGATAGCAGAATACCTGAATGGATTGGGTACCTTAGAGGAAGTCGGGGGACACATAGGTCTGCTGAGCTACACCGAGAACATCGGGTCAGCTCTTCAGGCCTCCCACTTTGCTGACATAGTCCGAGAGAAATCAAAGCTACGTCAAACTATTAGAGCCTGTAAGATAGCAACAGAGAAAGCTATGGACGAGGCCGATCCTGCCGATGATATTGTCATGGACTTAGCTGACTTCGTATCAAGCACTGAACCCAAGAGTCAGATCCAGGCTATCTCTGAAGCATCAGGTGATTTGCTTAATGACTTCGAGCTAATGCTTAAGGGTGAGTACCAACAGAATGTAATACGTACACACATCCCACACCTAGATGAAAAGCTAGGGGCAGGAGGCATAGCACAGGGTGAAGTTTGTGTACTAGCTGCACCTACTTCTTGTGGTAAGTCAGCACTTGCACTTAACATAGCTCTCAGAGCAGCCGTTAATGACTCTGTACCTAGCCTAATATTCTCTTTGGAGATGCCACGTAAGCAGATAGTCAAGAGACTTGTGCAAGCTATCTCAGGGGCAAACCTGAAGCAGATACAGGATCGTATAATTAAGCCCGATCAGATGGACAAGGTACGGGATGCAATCAAATCCGTTGAGGAGTTACCAATTTTTACAGAGCACTCAGTGAAATCTGCTAGTGATCTGATGACAAAGACAAAAGCTATGGTCAAGAGACACGGCATCAAGCTAGTGGTCATAGATTATTTACAGCTAGTACCCTGGAACAGCAGGCTATCCAAGAACGATGGGATAGCAGAGATCAGTCACAAGGTTAAGCAGCTTGCACTTGAAACAAACTTAGCAGTGCTACTATTGTGCCAAGTAAATAGAGAAGGTGCCAAGAGAGACACAGGTATAGGACTCTATGATCTTAAGGATTCAGGTGACATTGAGAACGATGCCGACATTGCTGTGCTTATGTACCCAAAAGGTGGTGACATAGAAGATGCAAAAAAACTTGACAACGTTGGGTGTTACACACAACTTGAATACATAGTAGCAAAGAACCGAGAGGGGGAACGAGGTGTCCGAGGACAGTTTCAGTTCCGTCACTTGTCGGGAAGATTTTATTAACTCATTGGTTGTTTGCCTATTAAGATGGCTTCGGTCTTAGTAAACCGTGGAGCCACCAGTGAGTTAGAATTTTAGTTAGTGACACGGTGTTGCTAACTAGAAAGTAGTAGTTAATGGGTCCACACTCCTGAAAAGGGGTGTGGCTTATCTACCACCTAAGTAATCAGAGTTCATTAAAGGGAAGTTATCTTTCTTGGCTTCACGTTTCCATGTTCTCTTGTATGCTTCACCACGTTCACCTGATAACAGATCCCAAAGTTCTTTGAACGGCACGGTTCTCTTGATGGCATCAGCATCCTTCCATTCCTTCTGTCCTGTTATTACCTTGTATGCATCTGTTGATGCTTCTCCTACGACTGTACCTGCAGGAGTTACTAATGATGCAAGGAAAGCCCAACCACCCTCTAGTATTAATTTTTTCTGATTGAAGATGTTACCGTATCCAAGACGTGCTAGTGAATTTAGTACAGCATTACTTAAATAAAATGGTTGTCCTTTAAGGAATGACATAAGAGCTTCCCAAGGTACACCTATCAACATTAAACACACTGCCATCTCTACCATATTATATGCACCACGTGCCATACGTACTGGATCACCACTTGCTATGTCATCTATAAATTCTTTACGATTATAATTCAAACGGTTAATGGCATACGTCTGTAACGTCCACATGAATCTTAACTGTGGATACTGTATATAGAACGGAGGATAGTTAGCTTCAGACAGTGGCTGTATGTTAGACATCTTGGCAAATATATAATTGAAGACAGCTATTGATTCCTGTGCATCTAACCTCAGGTCCTTAATTAAATTTTGTTTGTCTGCTGGATTCTTCAACGGGAAGAATAAATCTATATCTTTTTCTAGTGCCCTGTACTCTTTACTTATAGGTAATTTCTTTGCACGGCTACGAGCCTGTGATAAGAATGCTTGTGCAGCTGCACGTTTACCAAATGCATCAGTTGCATAGAACCCAGTCAGTTGTAAGTTCTTGTTTAATAATGTTGAGAACTTATTAGCATCAAAGTTAAATTCGTTTTGATCCTTACCTGCTAGGATCCCCATCTTCTTGAGGTCAACATTGTTGTTATCTATTATTGCTCTCATTGTAGTAGTTGGACCCGTACTCTTAATTGCAATCTCTAAGTCAAGTATATTTGCAAAAGCTGTGCTGAACTTACCAATGGTCATCATGTAAGTAAGTGCCCTAAGTTGCCTAAAAGGTACAAACTCTATACCCTGTGTCTTTCCTTTGTTTCCAAGTTTTATTCTGATCATTATAGGTAGACGTTCGTTTAATTCGTAAGAACTAATCTCACCTCTTTCATATAACCTCAGAGCTTGTCGGCCGAACTCACCTGTTAGAACACCGTTACCATTTGGATCTAACTTGTACTGTCCGTATACCTTCATCGTCTCCACTGTGTCTGTCATCTCTTTGATGTACTTGACTAGTGCTTGAGCAGGGTGTTCGTAGTATTGAGTCAATTCCTGTGGTATTATATCAACCAAACGTTGTTGTGCATTCTGTGGTATTGATACACCTACGGGTTGTGTTCTTAATCCACCACGTAAGAAACGAGTAAGCAAGTCAACCCTTTCATCTTCTGTCATTTGTTCTTGTCCTACCTTTTGTCTACGTGTGTTCTCTTCGTCTACTAAAGTTTCAAATGTACCTAGGTTACGTGGATCTATAGCTTGTCTCAATGCCTTAAAATTTTTTATAGCACGTGGATAGTATTCATATCTGTACCCCATCTTAACACCTACGGCCCCAGTCTCTCTGTTTATCTCATCTAACAATGGACGTATAACTTCCTTGTAGTCATCGTACATACCGTACTTCTTTAGTACTTCGTTACGTGCTCTTATATTGTATTGTCCGAACGGACTCTCTAACTCTTCCTTGTTTTTGGGATTGAATGATATAAAGTGTGATAACCTAGCTAGATCTCCTGGGTCTGTTATCTTTATTGCTTTATCTATAAATCTTTTTGCACGTTCTAAACGATTGTTAGTTATCCGTAGTGTATTATAATTAAGATCTATTTCTAACTGCTTGAAGATTGGGTGTATGTCCTCAAGGTTTCTGTGGAATGGTACCATGATACCATTAAATAATTTTTGTGCTATATTAAGTGGTTTACTTTGTTTACGTTCAGGCACTGCTGTATAGGCAGCTTCAACCACTCCTGGATTTGAAACAGGTGCAGCTATATCTAAACTTTTAATTACGTCCACTGAATCTATAACTAACTGTGCTAGATTCATGTCACCACGTACATCAGTAAGGTTAACCTTATCTCCTAATGTTTTCTGTGCTTGTTTAAATAACTTAGTTACATCATCCCATGCAGCACCACCCTCTACAAACATCTCAGGTGTTTCATCAAACAATAAATGCTGGAATGCTACACGTGTGTATTCTGCACCGTATCCTTTCAAGATCTTGTCTCGGTCTATATCATCTTTAGCTTCTGATAATTTAGGTAAGGTTGAGTAAACGGATTGTAGTGTATCCCTTTGATCAGGTGTCAAACGTTCACCGAACCCTTTCATCATCTTACTCCAAGAAACACCTATGTCTCTTTCGTTTGGATGTAACCTCAGTGCAATCTCGTGCCATACTCCGTGTAATAATTCTTCTCGGATTGCTGCACGTACACCTTCACGACTACGTTGATTTAAAGTATATGGATTAAATGTAATGTACTTACCACGTCTGTTGCTTGGGCTCCAGGCTACGTATATAGCTGGTGGGCCTGCAAGGTTGTACTCTAGTTCTACCCCTATTGTTTTTGCTATAGGTGTAAACTCTGCAAGAACTGTATCCATGAGTTCTCCAGGATTTTTAAAGTGCTGACCTGTAACCTCTGTGTTCTGTACGGAATCTACTGCAGTGATGTAGTCATCAACAACAGGAATATCTTTAAAGTTACTGTACTGTCTGTTAAACTCTCCATCAAAGGTAAAGAAAACTACATCGGGTTTACCACCGTTGTACTTAGCATATTGTTTTTGATCCCAATCCTTAGGTGCCTGCTTTGGATCAAACTTTAATTTTGCAACTGGTTTAAATCCATACGGAACATATAACTTAGGAAGCACGGTATCAAATGCATTGGTCCAACGTACACGGCCAGTGCCGATAGCAGCCATGATTGTATTCTGTACATCTATACGACTTATCTTATCCTCGGTAGACGTAATGGTACCAAGCTCTCCGTTCTCAGAGATAGATGCTGTTACTGTTCCTCCCTGTCTTGATCTATAAAGTATTAGAGTATGATTTATGTAATCATCTTCTGATAACACATCAACAGAAGATCCAAACGGATGTGACTTCTTGTTGGCTCTAGCTTCTTTTACAAAGTCAGATACCTCTAGGTCTATATTTCCTTTTCCAGTATCTGTATAGCCTCTTCTCGGGTCTGTGCTGATCCGTCCTCTATAAGAGATTTGATTATAGTTTCGTCTAATTGAGAAACGAGATCTGAGGGTTGGGCTGATCCCACCTGGGGCTGCTTCGATCCCTGCTGCTTGAGCACCTTGTTCACTGCTCGGTCTCCCACTCTCAAGATTAATTCCAAGAACTTTTCTAATTCCTCTTCTGGTGTATTCTGATTTTGACTCATCTGTTTTTGCTCCTTTGTATCCTAGTTTTCTAAATGTTTCAAGAACATAGTACCAACGTAATGCTTGTCCTGTAGCACTAGTAATATCTTGTCCTGTTTCTGCTTTAAATTCTTCCTTGAAAGCTACTCCAACTTGTTGGAAAAAATCTCTTTCCCCTACAGTCTTAGGTAAAGGCTTCTCCATGTCAAGCACCCCTTTGAAATAACTACGGATGAATCGTGACTCCCATATATCAATGGTAGTGTAGTTCAGGTACCCTAAGTTATTCATTACGAATGCTCCAACCTTAGGACCAAAAGCAAATACACGTGGCATCATCTTATCTTGGCCTGTTGCAGTTAGTACTGTAGCTTCTATTTCACCTTTGTTAGGATTTGTTTTGTACCCTAAGTACTGATTAAATCTTTTCAACTCATTGTAAGTTACGGGTGTAGTCAGATAGTTAACTGTTTCCTCTACTGACATTTCATTAAGTAACTTACCTAAGTTTTTGACGGCCCGTGCTTTGATCGGAGCAGATGGACCTGACAATAAATATTTACTCTTTTGTTTATTGTAGTTAACGTTACCCTTATCAGATATACCAAGTACCATATCATCAAAGTTACCGTTCTTCTTGTACGATTGAAATGCACGTAATGAGTCAATAGCATTTTGTTCTAACTGTGTATTAGGACTCATCATCCCATCTATAATTGCATATAACTGCACATCTCCTGGAAGTATATTGAATGCTTCACTAAGATAACTTGTTGTTAGATTTTGGTCGGCCTCATAGAATCCTGCTAAGTGTGGATTGTTTGCTAAAAATGTAGCAGTATCCTCTACCATTTGCTTTGCAACTCTCTTTATGTTTTTAGGATTAGCCTTTAGTAAGTTACCTGTTGTTCTTAGTTGACGAAAGTAAAAGTCGTAGAATGATCCAGTATCTTTAGCAAAAGCCTGACCGAGTGCAAGTTGTTCTCTAACTCTTTCTATAGATACAGGCCCCGATGGACGTTTGCTAAATGTTTGTGCAGCTTCTTCTAATTCACTTACGGGTTTAGGATCTCCAACTGTTATGGTTCCATACAATGGGTGCTCCTTGCCACGTACATTTATCTTAGCTACCTCTTTTCCAAAAGTAAGTTTACCTCTAGAAAGTGGTTTACCCCTGGGTTCATTTTCTCTATCGGGATTATTCTCTAACTTAACTGGATTATTTATTTGATAATCCATTGTGTAGTAATGTTTTGAACCTTGCTTTACAGATACTAAAGTACCTGTTTCTATATTAGTTGGGTTATCTATAAATCTCCAGTTTCCTTTACCTCCACCTTTTCTAAATAAATTAGTACGAACTAATGTACCACCGTATTCCTTGGTTGCATCCCTTGACTTTAAATCTAAGTTAGGTAACTCTCTATCCTCTGTAATGAGAATTGGTTTACCATTAATTACAGATACGGATCCACCTGTAAAAGTTACGTCCGTTAAATCTCTACCCTTGTTAGGTCCAGAGATCTCAATGAATCTACCTTCACTGTACTTCTGTATCCCTAGTGACTGTAAGAATCCTGCATACCCTGGGTTAGCTGGCACCTGTTCTGGTGTTTCCCCTACGTACTTCTGGCTAACGTAAGTAGCCATAGCATTAGCAGATTCTTCTTGTGATGGCTCAGGTAAAGTCAGTTGCTCACTTGTATCGTTAGGAACAAAGGCCTCTTCTTCTATAGTTGCTTGCTCTATACTTGGCCCACCTGAATCTCTAGTCTCTGTGGATCCTGTGGCCCCACTGTAAGGAGTAACCGTAATCGGACTACCCTCTGCAATACCACCACCTTCTTTTACTCTACGTAAAACTGTTGCTTTATCTGGACCATCAACATCGAACTGAACTGGGTTACCGTTTTCGTCTACGTAACGTACAGTAAATTT